AAAGCGGTAAGCTTGTATCGCTGCTTGATGACTTTCTTCCACAATTTCCGGGCTTCTATCTGTATTTCCCACAGCGTCGCAATATTGCACCAAAGCTCCGCGCCCTGATTGACTACGTCAAAGAATGGCGGCAGCAATTGGTTTAAATAGCTGCACCTGCACTGCCTGATGTCAGAACAGTATTTTGATGAATTGCCAAGGTTACAATGGCACAAATGCGGCACAGGAGGAAACGTGGTGTATTTAAATATGGGGTAACTCTTTGATTTTAATGGTGCGATAATAGGAATGAATATTGCAAGTTAACGCATTGATTTATAATAGATTATTATATTCAAAAAATATAACTATACACATATCTATACACACTGCGCGCATCGCTTGTTTTTCGCACAATTAAAAATAAGAAAAAAGTTTTTTTTCGAAAGAACTGTTCACACTGTTCACCTTTCTTTTTTCTCCTTTTATTTCAGTATTATAGGTGGTGAATAATGGGTGAAGGGTGAACATTCGATTCTTCACCTCCGGCATTCTGCCGGTGTGACTCATACCGGTGATTAATCCTCCGCACTGAAAATCACACAGGGAGAAAAAAGTTTTTTTTGATTTGATTGTTCACACTGTTCACCTTTCGTTTTTCTCTTTTAATTTCAGTGTGATAACGGGTGAATATACGGTGAAGGGTGAACAGTGGATTGTTCACCTTCGGGGAATTCAGGGATAAAAAAAGACCGGCAGATGCCGGTCAGATGAGTCATGAGGGTCAGGTTGTTGCAGGGTCGTCACATTTTGGCAGCCAGTCGCCGTAGCTTTCCTCTTTCAGCGTCAGGTTGGTCTGTATCCCCTGTTTGGTATGGCGCTTCTCGTAATTCAGTCCGTATTCCTTCAGCATCACCGGCAGCCCCAGCCCGAACATTTTCAGGCTGAGTACATTCCGGTAGCCGTTTGCCTCCATGTAGGCCAGATAGGCGTGATAGAGGTATTTACGGTAATTACGCGGGATGATACTGGCGTTCCCCATATACATGCCGCTGGTCTGCGGCAGGGTTTCCAGATAGCCGATAAAATCAAACGTCGGGTCGGCATCCCGTTTGATGTTCAGCGCCTCGTCTGAGTTCTGCTGGGACTGAAGCAGTGACCGGGCGAGCATCGGGTCGCTGAATTTCTGCATCAGGTGACGCACGATGACCGCCAGCTCGCGGGTGATTTTGTCCTTAAGCTGCGGGTCGCGCTCCTGCGGGGCTATCTGTTCCGGGAAGTGAATAATCACCCGCCGGCGTGACACGCCGCCGCTGCGGTCGGTGAAGCGCATCGGGTTATTGTTCACGGCCAGAATCACCGCCGGGATATGCGTGGAGTACGCATCCCGGTATTTCGGGTCCACGGACACCGCATCGCCGCCGGTGATGGCCTTGAGTCCGGCACCGTCGCCGCTCCATTTTTCCTGGTCCGGCAGGCGTATCAGTGAGAAGCCAGTTAACGCGGCACGTTCACGCGGGGATTCCAGCGTCTCGATGGTGGCCGACGTGGCGTTATCCTCCCCGGCCAGCAGGGTGGCTATTTCGGCCATGATACTTTTGCCGCTGCCGCCGGGACCGGTCACCTCCAGAAAGAGCTGCCAGTCGTAGCGGTTCGCCAGCACCATAAACAGTGCGGCCAGAATCACGTCGCGTTTTTCCGCACGGCCACCGGCGGCACGGTCAAGCCAGCGCCAGAACGCGGGGGCGTGGGTTTCCAGCGTTTCACCGTCCACCGGCGGGGTGAAATCCACATCACACAGGGTACGCATCCAGTGTGACGGACTGTGCGGGTGGAACGTGCCGTTCTGCGTGTCGAGCACGCCGTTACGAAAGCCAATCAGGCGGCGGGAGGGGGCTTCCTGCTGCGGAATAATCAGCTTCAGGGTGTCCACCACGGAGGCCACCTTCCCGGAGGAGAACGGCGCGCGCAGCCGCTGAAACAGCCCGGCCACATCCCGGGCAAAGTCCTGTGGCGGCAGCACCTTCCAGACACCATTTTCATAGCGGGACAGAAGCTGGCCGTTGGCATCGACCGCGAGCGCCTCGCCGTAATGCTCATAGATACGCATGGCCTTTTCGCTGGTACTCATGGCGGAAAACTCCGCTTCGCTCATGGTGTCGAACGGGCTTTCAGCCGGTGGCCGGATGGCATCGTAAATGGCCTTACGGGTGGCTTCCCCGCCGTACTGCGTGAAGGCATCATTCCAGTCACCGAAGACCGGCGGCAGGGCAACAACACCTTCACACGCATCTGCGGCTGCGGCGGCTTTTTTCTGGCCGTCACCGCTGAGGTCACGGTCTGCGGCAAGGACAATCTGACAGGCCGGATGCTTCTGCCGGGCAAGGCTGGCCAGAGAAAGGAGGTTCACGGAAGAAAGCGCCACCATCACCGTTTCACCGGTCAGGTGATGCACGGTAAGTGCGGTCGCGTATCCCTCCGCTATCCACAGACGTTTTCCGGCCTGATTCTGTCCTTCAAGGGTGTGACAGGTGCCCCTGACCTGTCCGCCTTTCAGGGTGCGCTTACGGCCGTCAGCGCTGATTAACTGAAGGTTAACCAGTTCGCCGCTGTCGTCATACAGTGGCACCACAAGGTCACCGGCACGCCAGCTCACGCCACCGGCTCTGTGTGTGCCGGTCAGCATCCGGCATTCCCGGCCGGGAAAGCCCTTGCGGGTCAGGTAGGCGTTACCGGTTCCGGGACGGGTTTTCGCCATCAGGGTTTGTGCCAGTGCGGCGGCGTTCTTCCGGGCAGCGTCTGTTTCAGCACCGGCGGCAGCCGTCACTGCCGGGTCAGCCGGGGGCAGGCTGCCGGTCACGGCAGCCACCTTTGCGGCCGCATCGGACGGGGAAACACCAAACACCTTTTCAACCAGTTTCAGGCCGTCACCGGCACCACACTGATTGCAGTACCAGGTGCCGCGCCCCTCCCTGTCATCAAAACGGAAGCGGTCACTCCCGCCACAGACCGGACAGGGCTGATGACGGTTCTTCAGCACCTGAATCCCCAGCGCCGGGAGAATACGCGGCCAGTGGCCGAGTGCATGGCTGACGGTGGCGGTTACGTTCATTTTCATGGTGTTGTTCTCCTTCAGTGCAGTACCGGCGCTTTTATGTGACGGGCACAGAGTTCATCCATCACAACCAGCCCGAGAAAGGACAGCGACGGCGCGGCCTTCAGGGGGCCGGATTCCATTAAATCTTCCAGCAGGGCACAGGCTATCTGACGCCCTTTTTCCTCACCGTGCTGGCGCAGATAAAAACCTTCCAGCTCAGCGGCGATGGCCGCCTCCAGTGACTCAAGGGTGAGATGCGGGTAGCGGTGCTGACGTTCGCACACGGTCAGCCAGGCACAGGCGACAGCACGACGGTAAAGGGCTGCGCGTAAGACGGGCGGTAAGGGTGTTTTCATTTGCTTTCCTCCCTGTGACAGATGACTGCATTCCGTGCCGGTTGCATTAACTGATAAGGCATATCTGCGTCTCCTGAAGACGTGCGTATCCCTGCGCGAATACGCACATTTAATTTTTCGGGTGTCGTTTTTTAATTACAGATAATTGCGGTAACTGTTATCCGGTGTGATTTCCGGGTCAGGCTCCGTGCGGGGAATTTCCCGCCATTCCCGCGCCACCGGTGCCGCCCGGCTGGCCGGAACAGTGTCCTGCGGGTAAATATCCAGATATTTCTCCCGCCATTTCTGTAATTCCGGGTCTCCGGCCATTTCTTTCAGTACCGCATGCCGGTTTACGGGGCTGCGTTTAAACAGGTCAGGACGGTCACAGGTAAATTCCCGCAGAAAACGCCCCAGCGGGATGTCTGTGGTGCGCCCGTCAGCGAGGATACGCACAAGGATACTGAATTTACGGCGGTACGGGTTCCAGACAATGTCCGGGCAGCGGTACGGCATTTCCCACGGAATACCGTCTTCCAGAATGCCGACCACGGCCACATCGGGAAAACCGGCAGAACGGTAAATCTCACCGGGCTGGGGAAAATCAAACATGCGTCCTGTCTCCCCGGTCTTTCTGCTGGGCGAGAAAATCGCGGCACAGGCCTTTGGCTTTCAGCTCATTCAGCACAAAATCAATATCTTCATTCAGGTAGCTGAAAATATGCGGAATGTAGAGCTGATGCAGGCCGGAGAGTTCACGGTGAATCAAATCACCCCCAACAAACCGGGATACGGCGCTGGCGCGGTTGAGCTTATGGTAAGCCTCAATGCTGAGGTGTTCACGGGCGTCATGACGCGCTGAGACGGTCTGAGGGGCTTTTTTATTACGCACGGGACACCTCCACCACCGGCAGACGGGCAGCAAGGGAGAGCACATAGTCACGGACAAGGGAACGGCGGGCACTGCGTTCATCACCGGCGACGGTGCGAAGCATGCAGATACGGGGATGACGGTCTGCGCGACGGACAGCCGCAAACACAAAGACAAATTCAGGGTGTGAAGGGGTAAGGGTTGTAGCCATAAGGCAGTCTCCTTCGAGTAGCAAATAACTGCTATCGCCGGAGTTCCTACGCTCGATGGCGATAGCCCAGACGGGGGTAGGAATACCGGCCTCGAAGAATACCGGCCAGCCCGGAGGCTGCCCCGCCTGAGCTACCATTGACTCAGTGGCATAACATGCGATTGCGAACAGGATCATACCTGCACGGCAAACCACACGCCACACCATAATCTGGCGCTCTGTGGCGTTGATTGCGACACAAAAAAAGACGCATGGCGCGTCATATGTCGCCTTCGAGTTACACGGGTTCCTACGCCCGGCTGCCGATTTTGCGGCAGCGGAAAAACTATATCCGCAAATGCCGGAAAAAGGCAAGCCAGAAAAAGGGACTTTTTGCAGAGCAGGCATCATCATGCGTCGTACCCCCGTTTGCGTCCGGCAATGCGTCCGGCCATCCATGCGGTGACTTCAGAGTGCAGCCAGGCCACATTTTTACCGCCAAGACTCACCTGCGGCGGAAATTCCCCCTTACGGATGAGTTCATAGATGGTCGAGCGTGACAGGCCGCACAGGTGCATCACTTCCGGCAGACGTAAAAAACGCTCCTGCGTGATGTCCGGCAGCGGCATCAGTGGCGTAACAGGGGCGGGAGACGGGGAAGAAAAAACAGCTTGCATCGGGCTACCTCGTTAATGTCCATACAGCACCGGATAAGTCCGTCCGGCTTCGGGTAGCGCTTTATTTTGTGAATATTTTTGGCAGACGCAACAGGGGGAATTTGTTCCGGCAGTCTTACAATGACTGTGTATTTTTTGTACATCAGCGCCAGATAGCTTTAAAACGCTCTGGAAGGAGCTGGAAAAAATTATAGTGAAATACAAATTGTTTTTTCTTATTTATTTCAGTGAATTAATAAAAATAAAAAGTAATGAACAGCACAAAAAGCCCATTAACGGGTGAACAGTGGTGAACAGACGGTGAACAGTCATTACTGCGATTGTTCACCCTTTAACTTACTGTATTACTTATCTTTTTTCTTATGGTGAACAGAGGTGAACAGTAAAATATAAAAAAACAAACAGTAAGCCGGTTTTTCCTGCGACCTTTTCCTGGCTTGCCGGTCTGAGGATGAGTCTCCTGTGTCAGGGCTGGCACATCTGCAATGCGTCGTGTTGTTGTCCGGTGTACGTCACAATTTTCTTAACCTGAAGTGACGAGGAGCCGGAAAATGTCTGACAACACCATCCCTGAATATCTGCAACCCGCACTGGCACAACTGGAAAAGGCCAGAGCCGCCCACCTTGAGAACGCCCGCCTGATGGATGAGACCGTCACGGCCATTGAACGGGCAGAGCAGGAAAAAAATGCGCTGACGCAGGCCGACGGAAACGACGCTGACGACTGGCGCACGGCCTTTCGTGCAGCCGGTGGTGTCCTGAGCGACGAGCTGAAACAGCGCCACATTGAGCGCGTGGCACGCCGGGAGCTGGTACAGGAATATGACAATCTGGCCGTGGTGCTGAATTTCGAACGTGAACGCCTGAAAGGGGCGTGTGACAGCACGGCCACCGCCTACCGGAAGGCACATCATCACCTTCTGAGTCTGTATGCAGAGCATGAGCTGGAACACGCCCTGAATGAAACCTGTGAGGCGCTTGTCCGGGCAATGCATCTGAGCATTCTGGTACAGGAAAATCCGCTCGCCAACACCACCGGCCATCAGGGCTATGTCGCACCGGAAAAGGCTGTCATGCAGCAGGTGAAATCATCGCTGGAACAGAAAATTAAACAGATGCAAATCAGCCTCACCGGCGAGCCGGTTCTCCGGCTGACCGGACTGTCAGCGGCAACACTCCCGCACATGGATTATGAGGTGGCAGGCACACCGGCACAGCGCAAGGTGTGGCAGGACAAAATAGACCAGCAGGGAGCAGAGCTGAAGGCCAGAGGACTGCTGTCATGATTTACTGCCCGTCGTGTGGACATGTTGCTCACACCCGTCGCGCACATTTCATGGACGATGGCACCAAGATAATGATTGCACAGTGCCGGAATATTTATTGCTCTGCGACATTTGAAGCGAGTGAAAGCTTTTTCTCTGACTGTAAAGATTCAGGAATGGAATACATTTCAGGCAAACAGAGATACCGCGATTCACTGACGTCAGCCTCCGGCAGTATGAAACGCCCGAAAAGAATGCTTGTTACCGGATATTGTTGTCGGAGATGTAAAGGCCTTGCACTGTCAAGAACATCGCGGCGTCTGTCTCAGGAAGTCACCGAGCGTTTTTATGTGTGCACGGATCCGGGCTGTGGTCTGGTGTTTAAAACGCTTCAGACCATCAACCGTTTCATTGTCCGCCCGGTCACGCCGGACGAACTGGCAGAAAGCCTGCATGAAAAACAGGAACTGCCGCCAGTACGCTTAAAAACACAATCATATTCGCTGCGTCTGGAATGAGGGCTGCCGGTTAACACCGGCCGTCGCCGCACACCGTATTTTTATTCTTCAGCATGATGAGAAAGAGATAACGATGGAAAGCACAGCCTTACAGCAGGCCTTTGACACCTGTCAGAATAACAAAGCAGCATGGCTGCAACGCAAAAATGAGCTGGCAGCGGCCGAACAGGAATATCTGCGGCTTCTGTCAGGAGAAGGCAGAAACGTCAGTCGCCTGGACGAATTACGCAATATTATCGAAGTCAGAAAATGGCAGGTGAATCAGGCCGCTGGTCGTTATATTCGTTCGCATGAAGCCGTTCAGCACATCAGCATCCGCGACCGGCTGAATGATTTTATGCAGCAGCACGGCACAGCACTGGCGGCGGCACTGGCACCGGAGCTGATGGGCTACAGTGAGCTGACGGCCATTGCCCGAAACTGTGCCATACAGCGTGCCACAGATGCCCTGCGTGAAGCCCTTCTGTCCTGGCTTGCGAAGGGGGAAAAAATTAATTATTCCGCACAGGATAGCGACATTTTAACGACCATCGGATTCAGGCCTGACGCGGCTTCGGTGGACGACAGCCGTGAAAAATTTACCCCTGCGCAGAACATGATTTTTTCGCGTAAAAGTGCGCAACTGGCATCACGTCAGTCTGTGTAAAATTCCCCGAAAATCCGCCTGTTTTTACTGAAAAAAGCCATGCATCGATAAGGTGCATGGCTTTGCATGCGTTTTCCTGCCTCATTTTCTGCAAACCGCACCATTCCCGGCGCGGTCTGAGCGTGTCAGTGCAACTGCATTAAAACCGCCCCGCAAAGCGGGCGGGCGAGGCGGGGAAAGCACTGCGCGCAACAATGATGATTATGATTTCATTTTATCTGCAATATCTTCTAAGGAATCAAAGAATGCTTTGACAAAGTTGTCTTTATTAACAGTAGTAAAGTTTTGATTGTAAAATCCTACACATGCAGAAAAAATTGCTCTGCAAGTTAGCTCATTATATTTAGATGAATATAATGGTTCGACTCCACGATACACGGACCAAGAACCATGAGCTATATCAGACCTAGTCTTATACATTTCCTGAGCCACTCTAGCCCATTTTTTTTCATCTTGATAATAAATAGAAACTAATGAAGAAACACGACTTACGAAGTTCTTTGTTGTAGATGAATCCTTTTTTTCGCTACTTAGACTAACCAGCCGTTCAAGAGCCGTTGTTAATTTTACTATACGAGAACTTTCATCCTTATCCTGTTGTGCGCTACTAAATAAATAGATAGCATCAATTAGCCTGTCTGCAATTACAGAGTTTTCATGAGGTTCTATCGCCAACTCTATTAACCGAGAAAGAACTAACCCTAAGTCAGATTTGTAATCATCTTCAAACTTATTCCAAAACTCACCGCTATTGGCTATAGTCCCTTTAGTTGAGTAATGATAGTTAAACATTTCGTTTGGTTTCTTGGAAAGATAAAAGCCGTCATAATTTGGGTAAGGATCTGTTGATATACTTAAAAAATATGGGGAGATATTATAGTGCACACCAAATAGCTGTAGTATCCCAACCACAAAACATGCAATATTTTTAGCGATTCTCTGCCTACTTAACTTAGAGCGTTTGCTAACAGGGATTTTTAGGTAGTGTTTATAATGAAATTTATGAGAAGAACAAAATTTCTTAGCTAAATCAAGTTGTTGCTCAGTAAAATCATCACTAATAGTTAAGTGCATTTTTTCTGCCGATATAATATCAACTCGGCCAATAGACATTATATCTCGTTCCAACCCGTGAGCTAAAATAGGATAATAAAAATCCTCTTCAGACATTTCTCGCCTTGTTAGTTTTAATGTTTTATTTAGGAGGATAGTACATCCACTCCTGTCGCAACTGCCGTTCTCAACCCAAATATGCATAAACAACATTTTCTTAAGATTACTTAAAAATTCATCGGTAGTAACTAGCATTTCTAAGCGATTTGATTTTATAAATCTAGCCGAAATAGCATATAACTTCTCATAAGAGGCATATGATAGATGAATTTGAGTTCTAGAAAGATCTGTTCTTCCTTTTATTAGGTCATATGGTGCATCTATGGTCATTCCCAATGAACCAAAATTACCATTATATTCTTTTTTGTAAAATTCCATAAAATTAGATGAGGATGTTAACTCTTTATTTATTCTAACAGCCTCATCAAGAATAAATTTAAAATCTTTAACGTCTTCCAAACTGGCACTCATCATTTTCACCATTTAAATTAATAATAAAATCACTATACCACTGCATCATTTTCTTTCGATCTTCTATATACTGTGCATGATTATATACACCACGTATCGTGTTTTTATCCACATGAGCCAACTGCATTTCAATCCAAGCAGTATTAAAACCATTTTCATGGAGTATTGTTGATAATGTATGCCTAAATCCATGTCCTGTAAGTTTTCCCGCATAGCCTATGCGTTTGATAAGTTGATTAACACTTGCCTCACTCATAGGTTTGTTTGGATCATTCCGTCCCGGGAAAACATAACGATAATTTCCTGTCATAGATTTAAGTTCATTAAGAAAGCCTAATACCTGGGTCGATAAGGGTACTAGGTGCGGCCTACGCATTTTCATTCTTTCGGCAGGAATTTCCCAAATAGCGTTGTCCAGATCAAACTCTTGCCATAATGCCGCTCGCAACTCGATAGTTCTAACCCCAGTAACCATCAATAATTTTGTGGCAATCTGAACAAGTCGGCTTCCTGCATAACTATCTAAAGCACGCAGAAAATCAGGTATCTCATCTGATTTTAAGAAAGGAAAATGATTTGATTTGTGTACTTCGAGGGCACTGGACAGATCTGCCGCAGGATTAAACTCTGCTCTTCCGGTAGCAATAGCATATCGAAAAACCTCTGAGCAACGTTGCCGCACTTTGCGCATTTTCTCCAATGCACCACGTTTCTCAATTTTACGCAGCACATTTAGCAATTCTAGCGGTTTAATTTCCCCTACAGGCCTCGTCCCTACATACGGAAAAATATCATTTTGGAACGCCTCAATAATATCTGAGGCATACCCAGCAGACCATTTTGCCGACTTCATCTGATGCCACTCTCTGGCAATCTTTTCGAATGCGTTCTCAGATTGAATTCGTAATGCTAATTTTTGTTCTTTTCGAACCTCACTAGGATTTTTTCCCTCGGCCACTATTTTTCTGGCCTCATCACGGCGGGCGCGAGCTTCAGCAAGTGTGATCGTTGGATAAACACCAAGCGAGATCATTTTAGGTTTACCTGCATAGCGATAACGAAATCGCCAGCTTTTACTTCCATTTGGCTCTACAAGTAAAGACAACCCTTGCCCATCCCCAAGTGTATAGGCTTTAGCTTCAGGTTTAGCACGGCGAATCTGCATATCATTTAGGGGCATGTGTATAGAATTCCAAAATCGAACAGGAACATATACATAATCCTATACACATTTAGTACTGGATTCTACTGGAAGGTTATGGACTAACACGGACAACGATGACAAAAAATCTTTTATAAAACAGTATGCTTATGGACAAATACGGACGTTTGAAGAAGTTGGGATGGTGCCGATAATAGGAGTCGAACCTACGACCTTCGCATTACGAATGCGCTGCTCTACCAACTGAGCTATATCGGCCCTGAAAGGACATGTTCACGAACGTGAATCACGGTGGACAAGGTTAAAACTAACCGGGCGATGCGTCAATGGCCTTGTGAATCAAATGGCTACTTTTGCATCACCCGGTTTTATTTACGCACGAATGGTGTAATCACCAATGCCGATCCACTTGTAAGTGGTCAGTGCTTCCAGCCCCATTGGGCCACGCGCGTGGAGTTTTTGTGTGCTTACCGCCACTTCCGCACCCAGACCAAACTGGCCGCCGTCGGTAAAACGCGTAGAGGCGTTAACGTAAACAGCGGACGAATCCACTTCGTTAACAAAACGCTGGGCGTTGCGCATATCGCGGGTCAGGATCGCATCGGAGTGTTGTGTGCCGTGTTCACGAATATGGGCGATGGCATCGTCAAGATCGCTGACGATTTTGACGTTCAAATCTAATGACAGAAACTCATCGTCATACTCTTCGGCTTTAACAGCAACCACCTTCGCAGGGCCTGCCTGCAACTGCGCCAGTGCAGCTGCATCTGCGTGTAATGTCACGCCGCTTTCCGCCATTTGTTTGCTTAATGCGGGCAGGAAGCTATCGGCGATGTTTTTATTCACCAGCAACGTTTCAACCGTATTACATGTGCTCGGACGCTGAGTTTTCGCGTTGACGATCACTTTTAATGCTTCAGCGATCTCTACACTTTCATCAACGTAAATATGGCATACGCCTATACCACCTGTGATCACCGGGATTGTCGACTGTTCACGGCACAGTTTATGCAAACCAGCGCCACCACGCGGGATCAGCATGTCGATGTATTTATCCATACGCAGCATTTCACTGACCAGCGCACGGTCAGGATTATCAATCGCCTGCACGGCACCCGCCGGTAAGCCGCAGGATTTCAGGGCGTCCTGAATCACCGCCACCGTTGCAGCGTTAGTGCGACACGTTTCTTTGCCACCGCGCAGGATCACCGCATTACCGGTTTTCAGGCACAGCGAAGCGACATCAACCGTCACGTTCGGGCGCGCTTCATAAATCACGCCAATAACCCCCAGCGGTACGCGACGACGCTCAAGACGCAGGCCGCTGTCCAGTACGCCGCCATCGATTACCTGCCCCACCGGATCGGCGAGGTTGCACACCTGACGTACATCGTCGGCAATGCCTTTCAGCCGTGCGGGCGTCAGTGCCAGACGGTCAAGCATCGCTTCGCTAAGGCCATTGGCTCGCGCGTCAGCAACATCCTGGGCGTTAGCGTTGAGGATGATTTCGCTTTGTGCTTCCAGTTCATCGGCGATTTTTTCCAGCACGCGATTTTTTTCGCGGCTGGAGAGTTGCGCTAATTTATACGAGGCTTGCTTCGCGGCAATGCCCATTTGTTCCAGCATCAGCCTGCTCCTTAACGGGTAATCATGTCATCACGGTGAACGGCAACCGGGCCGTATTCATATCCCAGTATTGCATCAATTTCTTGCGAGTGGTGTCCGGCAATACGGCGTAATGCATCGCTGTTGTAACGACTGACGCCGTGGGCGATATCGCGGCCTTCGAGGTTGCAAATGCGGATGACTTCACCACGCGAGAAATTGCCAGTCACGCTTTTAATGCCTTTCGGCAACAGGGAGCTGCCGCGTTCCAGAATGGCGGCAGTTGCCCCTTCATCTACCGTGATTTCACCCGCCGGCGGCGCACCGAAAATCCAGCGTTTACGGTTTTCAAGCGGAGTCGCCTGGGCATGGAACAGCGTACCGACGGAAATGCCTTCCATCACATCACCAATAACGCCCGGCTTGCTGCCCGCGGCAATAATGGTGTCGATACCCGCACGGCAAGCCACGTCAGCGGCCTGCAATTTGGTACTCATGCCGCCAGTTCCGAGGCCTGAAACGCTGTCACCGGCAATCGCGCGCAGTGCGTCATCAATGCCGTAAACATCTTTAATCAGTTCTGCCTGCGGATTGCTGCGCGGGTCAGCGGTATACAAACCTTTTTGATCGGTCAGCAGCAACAGTTTATCGGCACCCGCAAGAATCGCCGCCAGCGCAGAAAGGTTATCGTTATCGCCGACCTTAATCTCTGCCGTAGCGACAGCATCGTTCTCATTGATTACCGGAACGATATTGTTATCGAGCAACGCTCGCAGGGTGTCGCGGGCGTTCAGGAAGCGTTCACGGTCTTCCATATCAGCACGGGTCAGCAGCATTTGCCCGACGTGAATGCCATAAATCGAAAACAGCTGTTCCCACAGTTGAATCAGTCGACTCTGCCCTACCGCCGCCAGCAGTTGTTTCGAGGCGATGGTCGCTGGCAGTTCCGGGTAACCCAGGTGCTCACGTCCGGCGGCGATCGCGCCCGACGTCACAATAACAATCCGATGCCCGGCGGCATGTAACTGCGCGCACTGGCGAACAAGTTCAACGATATGGGCACGGTTCAGACGGCGCGATCCGCCTGTTAGCACA